ATATAAGGCTCTAAGTCTTTAAAAGAATAACCAAGCTTATTCATATAATACTTGGCCGTATTTGCTTCTAAAATTCGTTGTATTTTATATTCGTAATTCATTACTTTGTGGTATTGGTGTGGTATCCGGATGGGGTATACTTTTGCAACCGCATAGTATTAATACAGGTAATGCAAGAAGGATTAACTTTAAGATCATTTACGTTTCTTTCCATTTCTTATTTTATCTAATTGAATTTCTGTTTTGTCTAAAATATCTCCTATCGAAAAAGTAGGTCCATCATTTAGAACTTTATACTTAACCAGATTACCGACAACACCCGTTTCATCTTCCATAGGATCTATTGAAAGCACAATACCTTTACTTTTAAAATGTTTACACTCAGGATTGGTGTTTTTAATAAGATCACCAATACTAAGTTCATTAGCATTCAAACCGGTGTGCTCTAATAATTCATTATATCTCTTTAAGAACCGGGTCATCGTATATATTTATCATATTTTAAATATATCCTGTTTAGGGTGCTTTAATTTCTTTTTTATCCATTTAACTTTTTCGTTTCCAGGGATTTGTTCATCGCAAAATTCTCTAGGACTATATGCTCCTAAACACTCTCCTGACCAACATGGATGAAATATCCAATTGCTATTATGATTAAAATAATCTGAATCATATAACTGAACTATTCTTTCATATAAATAAGGTGCTTTTCTAAATTCGTTATGAATAGCATTTTGTTCCCAGTTTCTTTTATCATACCAATATGCACTTTCTGGGTTGTTAATTACATTATCAATAAATTGAATAGTAAAATCATTTCTTTCCAAATACATTACACCAGTATTGACATGATGTAATTTTTTTGCATTACCTAAACCATCACAACATATATGAATACTTTTTCCTTCCTTTTTCAGATCAGTTATATTCTTTTCTTTGTCTATTACTAAAGCATCCCCATCTATTAATAGTATTTCTTCGTATCCTTCTTTAAACAAATGTTGAATTGAATACATCTTGAGCCAAGCCGGTTCTCTTGTTATATCAAAGTACTTTTTATGTAAAATATATTCGAAACCTATTTTTGAAGCATACTCAGCATTATGAGGGCTGGTGAGATTTATTAATTCTTCGTAATTATTACAAACTGATTGTAAAACTGCTCTTTTATTCGACATCTATATTCCTAGATAGTTTAATTTTTTGATAACCATAAGGTAATTCAAAATCATGAACATCAGACAATTTTATAAATGAATTAATCGCACTACACATAGCATTACCTTCAACTCTTATATTGTTAGGTTTTACTATAACGGGTGTTATATTTTTATCTTTGAACCCAAGCTGTTCTACATATGTAAACTCTTTAGCTTGATCTTGTTGAGTAACACCGTCAGGCAATATAAATGATTCTTGTTCAATTTCTCCTTTTTCATCCCAATTGAAATCCTTTAACTGACTCATGTCTTGATACACATACATTATATCAAATTTATCATTGTTATATACATTTTTGATAGCGTCGGATACCTTAGTAAGTTGTTCTATATCATGACTTATCGGGTGCGCATCATATTGAGCTCCATGATCAGGCCATTTAGACCAATACCAAATATACTTGTGACGTACAAAAAGTAATCTGCGTTTATTCTCCTTAAGGAGCTTAACTAATCTTTGACTACGTCTGTTATAAATTTCCCACGTGGCTTCTTCATTTATCCTATCAGTTTCCTGATTATTTTCATCCTGATAATATATAACATGTGCAAAATCTACACCACTATCGGGATAAAAATTTTTAAACTCTTTTTCAAAAATATTTGGAAGTACGTCTATGTTTGTTACTTGCCAGTCAAAAGGAAAAGAAGACTTCCTCATATAGTTTAAAGCTTGACCAACACAACAACGATGACCTAAGCTTACTAAATAGTCATACTCTTTATCAAATAAGGAATTTTCTGGTGCCTTATAAAAATTTGGAACCAACCAACTACTAGTTGCATCATAATCATCAGCCATATATTATTTTAGGTGGTAATAATGTAATATCAAACCTTGAGTGCCATATCCCATACAAGTAGATGTAATCTTGGACTAAAATTAAAATGATGTTTTTTAGCCATCTCAGCTACCATAGGAGCTGCTTCAATATGTTCGTCTCTACTACCACAACAAGGCATTAACCAAACTCTACCTGTTGGTATATCAAATGGTTCTATATATTTTTCAAATATTTCTTCTAAATCAGATTCTTTATTAACCACGAATTTAAACCCAGATCCATTTGTAGAATGCCAATCTAAAACTTCTGGTTTATATCTTCTATCTTCTGGATCACCATTATTAGCTAATTTAGGTGATGTAGTAAAGGTTGCTTTTAATCTCACCCATTCTGGGTCTGGCATTATAGTTGCATTAGTTTCAAAATCTATACGTGGTACCCAACCCCATTCAACATCCATATATTGCATGAATCTCAATAATGAAGGTTGTTGTACTAATGGTTCGCCACCTGTAATTTTTAGCAAAGCACCATTCTTAAGATGTTCAGTATATCCTTCATCATCCAACATAGAAAGGATTTCCACAAAACTCATTTTATTTTTTACCCTCCAAGATATAAAGCTATCACACCCATGAGGTGCTGTTGCACTTGCAAACCCCTTACATGTAAGATTACACATAGATAATCTCATGAAAACCGAAGGATAACCAACGAATTCACCTTCACCTTCTACAGTATAAAATATTTTATCATCACTAAGAAATATATTTCCTTCACCAAATTGCATATCTATCTATAATATTTACATCAATAGGGTTATCAAGATTAAATATTGATATGGCAACGAAACGTTCGCGGCTTGCCGCGGTGTTCGAGTCGGAACAGTTACATACAGGCGATTTGCATGGTAACTGGGATTTAAACTTTAACGTCCGAAACAAGTTTGATTTTACAGAAAATCAAAAAAGGTTTATACAAACCGTTCTTGCAGAAGATACTAAAATAGTTTTTGCTGATGGATCAGCGGGTACTGCAAAGACTTATTTGTCGGTTTTTGGAGGTCTTACCTTGCTTGCTGCAAACAAAATGCAGCAAATCATTTATCTTAGAAGTGTAGTAGAATCAGCTGCACAAAAGATAGGGCATTTACCGGGGCAATTAGATGAAAAGTTTCTTCCTTACTCTTTACCTTTAATGGATAAGTTAGATGAGTTGGTAACCAAGACAACCGCTAATTCATTGTTCAAAAAAGAATATATAAAATGTTTACCAGTGAATTTTACTAGAGGGTTGACGTTTAATAATTCATTAGTCATTGTTGATGAAGCTCAAAATCTTACCAGGCAAGAAATTACTACCATCTTAACGAGATTTGGAGAAGGTTCAAGATATATCGTTGTAGGTGATTCTAATCAATCTGACATTAACGGTAAATCTGGTTTCGCTCCAATTATAAAAGCTTTTGATAATGAAATCAGTAAAAATAAAGGTATTAATGCTTTTTACTTTGGAACTGATGATATTGTTAGAAGTAAAATATTAAAACACATTGTTCATGTGTTATCAGATGTTTGATTAGCTTCTTTTTCGAGTTCTAACAACTCTTTTAAAGCAGCTTCCGGGGTTATTATATTGTTCCCCGGAAGCTCTTCTTTTTTATCGTAAGGTTTTCCTATTTCAGCCATTTTAGAGAAAACATCCCCGGCAAGTTTTTCTATTTGAGGATCTTTTTCTCTTTCTATCATTTAACCTCTTGCTGGTGCATAAGGATCTGAAGGTTTATCAGCACCCCAACTGGTACCGGCAAATGGATCACCGGCATCATGTGATTTAGGACCTGCGCCAACTCTTGCACCTACTTCTTTATTTCTTTTTGCACCAGGTAACATACGTTGTCGTTCATCTTCATCTTCACGATCTTTCTCTGCTGCTTCTTTACGTTTTTCAGCCTGTTCATCAATCCTTTTCTTTTCGTCGATAGGATCTAGCTTTTCACCCATTTCATGTAATGGTGTCGACTTAACAAAATCTTTAGGATTTGCTTGTGGGCCACATGCTTCTGCTTCCCTATAAGCATCCCAGTCAACGTTTGCATTATCTGGTTCTCCAGCATATTTCAAATGCTCAGGGCCTCCAAATCTCATAGATGGTGTAACAATTTTAGTAAATGTTGCACTATTATTTTCGTGTTCGAAAACTTCTACCTTTTCTACCCAACATCTATCATTTGTTGCCGCTTTAATATAGAAATCAGCAGCATTATAACAATATTCAGCAACGCGTTCAATTCCAGTACCATTAGGCATAATTCTCAAGTCGCATGCATC